GATGGGAGGGCGCGGCAGCCCATCGCACATCGGCGCCGTTCGCCTCGAGCAGTTCCATCACGCGCGCCAGCCGATCCGGCTGCGGCTTCTTCTCTGCTTCTGTCTCTGTATCTGTCTCTGCTTCTGGGGCCGTTACCGTAACGGTCTTTGTAACGTTACAAGTCCGTTGCCTGTAACGTTTCACCCGCTCGTTTGACGTGTCGCTGCGCTTCTGGTGTTCGCTCCAGTCGTGAGCGCGCACGCCCGTTTCATCGGCCACAAAAAACCCGGCGTCTACCAGTTGCGCCAGGAGCGCGGCAGCGGCTTTCGGCGCCATGCGAAGGATCAGGGCTACGTCTGACGCTGGCGGCAGATAGCCGTCATCATCCGTGCAGCACAGGAGATTGACCCATGCGCGATGCTGCTTGTCCGTAAGACGCAGCACCTTGGGGTTATGCAGCGCACCACGGTAGAAGCGGAACCAAGGCTGCGTCATGCGTCCCTCACTGCGCTGCAACGGGCGAGCACCTTGACCTCAACAGTCCCGGTTTCACCCTCGCGGTTCTTGGCAACGATCATCTCGAGCCGATCGCGGACCTCGAGAAGCTTGGCTTCCCAATGGGCGTAGGCGTCGGTCCCCTTCAGGCCCGGCTCGCTCAGCAGGACGTAGTATTCCTCGCGGAACAGAAGCGTCACGCTGTCGGCGTCCTGTTCGATCGAGCCGCTTTCGCGAAGGTCTGACAGGCGCGGTTTGCTGTCCTGGTTCTGACGGCTTTCGGTGTTGCGGTTGAGCTGGCAGAGCGCGACGACGGGAATACCCATATCGCCGGCCAGTATCTTGAGGCCGCGCGAGAGTTCGGTCACTTCCGCGACCTTGTTGCCCTTGTAGCGATCGGCGGGCTGGATCAGCGTCATGTAGTCCACGACGATGATCTCGAGATCCTTGCCGTTGGCGCGAAGGTCGCGGCGCACCATGCGGGCCTTGGCTGCAATCTCAGCCAGAGACAGGCCGCGCTGTTCTTCGATGACGATTGGCAGCGCCTCGAGCGTGTCACGCGCCTTGATGAGCGGGCGCATGAGCGTCGGCATGATGTTTCCGGCCCGCAGCGAACGGGTCCAGAGTTCGTGGCCGTCACGCTGCACCAGATCGCACAGGACGCGCTGAATGAGCTGCTCGCGGCTGATCTCCATCGAGAAGTAGAGCGCCCCCTTGCCCGCCAGGGCGACGTTGACGGCCATGTTCGCGCCCACAATGGTCTTACCCATGCCGGGCCGGGCGCCGATGATGTGGAGTTCGCCCGCCCGCATCCCCCCGATGCGGCGGTCCCAATCGGTCAGACCGGACATGACACGGACGGACGTGTCTCGAGAGGCGTCCTCTGCCCGATCGAGGATGCGGTCCAGTTCGCTGGACATGCTCGATTTGTTCGGGGTCGGCGGTAGGATTTCAGACAGGGCCTGCTGCGCCCTTGCGATCATGGCCTCCGGCGTGTCTGCGGCGTCTTCGGCGGCATCGTTGGCAACGGCCTCGCCCAGATATTTCAGCTTGCGGCGCGCGGACAGGCGGCGGAGTTCCTCGCCGGCAGACTTGGCGCCGTGCAGCGTGTGTGGCGCCATGACTGCGAGAGCGTTCATGTCGGCAGCAGCGATGCTGGGGTGGCTGTAGAACGTCGCCACGGTGAAGGGCGACACGGTGCGGCCGGTCGAGCGCAGCGTCTCAATGAAGCGCCAGGCGGAGGCCCAATCCTCGTTGTAGAAGTCGTCCTCACACACCGGACCCACGGCATCCACGAGGTCAGGACGCCCCATGGCGATGCCAAGGACGGCCTGTTCGATCATCTCGCTGTGCGGGATTTCGAGAAGGCCCTTGAGATCGGCGGCGACGTTTTCCCCCATCACCCTTCCCCCCACTGCGCGCGTCGCCACTGCGAGAACCCGCCGAGTTCTTCGCGGAGGGCGCGGTTTGTGGCGTCGATGAGCCTGTCCTGCGCCCGGATGCGCTCACCCTTCGGCGCGGTGCGCTTTGCCTCTCTGGCGCGCTGGCGTTCGGACATGGGGAGGAAGTGCAGGCGGCGGGTCATGTGGGACCGTCCAGCATTGTGAGTTGTTCGGCTTTCGGCGGCGGCTCGGAGAAGAGGCGGGGTTGCTTGTAAGCTTCCTCAATGCGGCGGCAGGCGATGTCGAAGTATGACGGCTCGCGCTCGATGCCGATGAAGGCTCGGTCCAGCTTCGCGCAGGCCACGCCGGTCGTGCCGGAACCCATGAAGGGGTCTAGGATCGTGCGGGCGTTTGCGGGAAGCTGCTGAATGCTCCACACCATGATCGAGATGGGCTTTTGCGTCGGATGCTCCGCGCCCTCAACAAGCAGCGCCACGCGGTTCTGCTCAAAGATGCGCAGCGCGCCGTCAAAGGACGTCCACGCCAGTTCGCCGTCAGATTGATTGATCCGCTGCCCCTTATCCCAGACGAGCCATTTGCCTGTCGCGGGTAACAAGTCGGCAAAGTAGTTGCCGCCCCAGATCACATGATGCGGCGCGAGCGGCAGTAGGTCGCCAATCCACTCAGGGCGGCATCCGTCCCAACCGCGAAACTCGTAAGCCTTGCGCCCGCCGTTTCCGCCCGTCGTTTTCTTCTGCCCGTCGCGCCCAATCCCATACGGAGGGTCCGTAACCACGGCGTCCACGCGCCCAAGCGTCGGCAGGATTTCCCGGCAATCGCCCAGGATCAGACGGGCATCGCCAATGATTTCCTCGCGAAACGCGCCCATTAGGAAGCCCTCCGGTTCGCGCAGGACCGCGAGCAAAACTTGTTGTGGCCCTTCTTTATGTCCCGCAGCTTCCGCCAGAATGCCGTGCCGCATTTGAGGCAGTTAAAGCTCGCCCCCGTCCGCAACGCTGCGGCGATGCGCGATTTGTGCTCGTCCGTGAATGTGTGGCCAGAGAGACCTTCGCCGCCGTTCGTCAGGTTCAAAATCCTGAAACCGGAGTCGCGAAATGCGGTGATCCAGTGACGCTCTCGGCCCGCCCAATCGTCGCCCGCAGGAACGCGCTCAATCAGTTTGATCGCGAGCCATTCCTTGCGCGCGATTTTCTTGCGAAGCCAGAAGTGGACAGGGAGACGCCCCCCGCGCTTGGCGGCCCTGATATGCGCCTTGTGGCGCTCGTGAATGTGCTGGATCGTCTTGCCGACATAGCGCGGCTCCCATGAGGGATACTCGCACAGAGCATAAATCCGCGTCGCGTCTCCGATGCGCTCGATGCGGCTCATGCCGCGTCCCTCCCCATTTCGCGGATCGTGACCATGACGGTGTTGCGGGGAACGGAGTCGCAGTCAGCGGCGACGTGCCACTGCCGGATCAGCTTGTCGTTCGTCACCACCTGGGCGTGCTGGAGGAAGTCTCCGAGCGGCTTGATGATCGAGTCCACATCGCGGCTTGCGTGCATCTTTCCGGCGAAGAGTTCGACGGCGCACGGGGCGTTGATGCGGTTGAAGCCCTTGCACTGAGCGGCGAGCTGCCAGCCAGCGGTGACCAGCCAGTCGCGATACTCAGCCGACTTGTGGATGATGTTGCCCGCGCGGCGATACATGCGGTTCGCAGACGGCGGCAACGGCAGGGAGAAGATCATGGCGGCTTCCGGATTAGGGTTACTAAGCCGCCTGTTTGAGATCAGCGCCGCGATAGTCGCGAATGTCCCGGAAGTGCTTGGCGCGCTTCTTGATGATGGCCTGCCGTGCCGGATCGGTGATCCGCTGCGCCGTGTAGGTGAAGGACTTTTTCCCGCAGCGATACTGCGCCAAGGTCACTTCGGCGGCGTCGAATGCCTTGTGAACGGCCTTGCGCAGAGCGGCGGCGCGTTCGTGCCGAAAAGCCGCCTCAGCCATGTGGCCGGTGAAGTAGATGCAGCTATCACCAGCCTTGGCCTCACTCAGCCAGCGTTCAAATTCGGATGCAAACATCATGAGCGGTTGAGCCTTTCGCTTGCGGCCCGAAGGTCGCGGTGAAATTCGCGCTGCGTCTCAGCTTCGAAAAAGTCGGATTGCGTCATGCGCTCGCCCCACCCCGCCAGCATGTGAGCGACGACAGGGAAGACGGCTGCGAAGCGAAAGACCGTCTCGCCTGACGGCTTGTGTTCGCGGTCTCGTATTGCGCGGATGCCGCGCTCGGTAAGGCCCGTCTTGAGAGCAATCACCTTGCAGGGCGCGCCCGCCGTGATGCCGACGATGGTTTCCGAGAC